ATGTCATCCGACATAGTAACATCAGATAAAGCATAGAAGTCAGTCTCAGCTAAAAGTTGATTTCTTCTAGATCTAAGGTTAGCTTGGGCTCTTCCTAGAGCACCATCTGCCCATGCTTGTTCTTCAGCATCTCTAGCAGCCTCTTCAGCTGCTGTGAACTGTACTCTCTCACCATTTATATTATGATATCTTGGCATTGTTTCTCCTTGTTATTATTGTTATTATTAATTAATTCCATATAATGTTATTGTACCAGCATCTATATTACCACTTTCAAATTTAAATCTGACTCTTGTTAATGCTGTTGTTGTATTCACATATCCAGCTATAAAATTATTCATAGCATAATTTCCTTGATGAGCATTGTGAGTATTTGCAATAAAATGTTTAACAAAAGTAGAACTACTAGGATTAAATAAATGTAAAGTTCCTGAACAAGATTGATCATTATCGTTTCCAGTTCCTTCTGTTAATCTTTGAAAACTCGTTCCTTGTGCTTGATCTCCAGTTGTTCTATACATAAGATAAGTACCTGAGTCAGATTCATCATGCTGTGCATTAAAAAATGTAGATGTGATTGTTTGGTTATAAGATGTATTAGTTCCTGTATCTACTTGAAATGCAAATGACTGATCATCTGTAGCTGGGTGTATATTATTAAAATAAAAAATATATTCTTTGTAAGTTGAGTCTATTCCTGAAGTAAAATCTACTGTGGCTGAACTTGATGCTGTTTGTTTTGAAATAAAAGTCATAGCACCACTACTAAGACTACCAAATGCAGTTACTGATCTGACTCCCCTATTATTTAATTTAACAATGCTCATTAACTATCCTTAATTCCATAGAGTTTAACGATACCATCATCTATGTTACCCGATGCAAACTTAAATTGAATAGCATCTACAGCAGAAGTTGTATTAAAATATCCAGCTATAAAATCATTGATTGTAAAAGTGCCAGATGATCTATTACTATTTGCTAGAAAATGTTTTACAAAGGTTGTAGAAGATGGGTTAAATATAAATAAAGTTCCAGAGCCATTTTCATCAGCATCATTACCTATTCCTGTTGAAAGTTTTTGAAATCCTGTTCCTTGTGCCAAGTCATGCCCAGCTTGATATGCAATAGAAGATTCACTACCATTTTCTCTATGATAAGCATTAAAGGCAGTTGATGTTTTAGTTACATTATAATTAGATCCAGTATCTGTGCTTCCGTTAAAAGTAAAAGCAGAGTCATTTGTAGCTGGGTGAATATTTATAAATTTAAACATATAAACTGGATATGTGCTATCAAATACAACATCTGAACTTCCATCTACGAATGACAATGTAGAACTAGAGCTAGCAGTTAGAGTTTTAATAAGTGTCATAGCACCAGCAGGAAAACCAGCAGCACTTGTTACACTACTTAAACTATTATTGTTATATTTAACTAACGCCATATAATTTAAATGTTCCCGAATCTATATTACCTGTAGTCATTTTAAATTGAATACCATCAATAGCAGTAGTAGTATTAATATAACCAGCTACATTCCATCGATAACTTGCATCATCTGCATGAATATTATTAGTTTCACATATAAAATGTTTTACAAAAGTTGTGCTACTAGGATTAAATAAATGTAAAGTTCCTGCCACACACTGATCATTATCATTACCCATTCCCTGTGCAATTCTTTGAAAACCTGTACTTTGTGCTAAATCATGACTACTTTGATAATTCAAAGCGTTTCCACTGCCATCTTCAAAAAAATATGCTCTAAAAATTGTTGTGGTTTTAGTAGCATCATAATCTGTTGAACCATCTCTAAAATTAACTAAAAAATAATTTGTAGAAGTATTATTATCAGTAGCTGGATGCACATCAAAAAATTTCACTATGTATTCTTTATAAGTAGAATCTATTCCACTAGCAAAACTAATAGTAGAACTAGAACTAGCAGTTTGAGTAGATATAAGATTTAATGATCCCCCACCAACACCACTGGGTAGACTTGTGATTGCTGACATGGAGTTGTTATTGCACACATTGATTGACATGTGTTACTCCTAAGATATACCATAAAGTTTAAAAGTTCCAGCATCAATGTTTCCACTATCAAAAAAGAAACTTATTCCTGTATAAGCAACTGTTTCGTTATAATTATTTGCACTTCTATTCATAATAACATGACCTGAAGCATTCATAACAACAGCATCAACATCAATATTTTTATAAAAAGTTGTTCCTGATGGATTATATAAATAAATAGTTGCACTAAATGATTCTGCTGCCGCACCTCCAACAGGGTCGCAAGTTATCTGTCCTTGATTTGTGCCTGTTGAATTATGGTCGGTAGCAGTATTATCTGACCTTTTTCCTATACCACCATACATATAAGCTGCACCTGAGTCAGGACTTCCTTCTGAACTATAAAGTCTAAAATTAAATCTTTGCCCATCATCTGCTGGGTGACACTCTGTTATTTGAATCATATAGTTTTTATATGTTGAATCAATATTACTTGTAAAAGCAACTGTTGATACACCTGAAGAAACTGTTGTTGTTTGTAAAAGATTAAATGATCCACCACCTTTTATAAGTGAGTAATCAATTCTTTTTAATGTACCAGCATCTGATACTAGAAACTCATCAGTATCAGCTGGTTCACTACTTAAAGCTGTTTGTCCTGAGATAATATCATTGTTTAACTTAGCAGCTGTCACAGTATCATCTGAAGGTGTACCCAGGTCGAGCACATTACCTAATATTTGAACGAAGTCGATAACGTCTCCTGTCGCTAGATTACTAGCAAAGGTCATAGTAGAACCAGAGATAGTAAATGAACTACCTGGTTTTTGTAAGATACCATTTAAACTAACCAACATATGATTAGCTGATTCTGGTGCAACGTTAACACCCCCTACCTGTAGGGTGTAAGCTGCCTGTCCGTTTACGACTGATATCGCATCGCAGACTTGAAAGTTTCCCACAGTGGGTGTTTTTCCTATATAGGGCATATTCCTCCTTAATTAATTCCGTATAGTGTTATTGTTCCTGAATCTATATTTCCTGATGACATATCAAATTGAGCTCCATCTATTGCAGCAGTAACATTACAATATCCTGAAACATAAACATCATGTGAAGATGGAACACCACTTTTCCATTGTATTCTACCAAAAAAATGTTTTATAAATGTTGTGCTACTTGGATTAAACAGATGTAAATAACCACATAATGCATCTTCATTGTTTGTTCCCATTTCATTATCAGTTAATCTTTGAACAGATGTTGAATTACCAAGTGAATTACCAGCGAGACCTGCTATATTATCAAGTCCATCATCTTCTTTGTGCATTGTATAAAACATAGTAGTAGTTTTACTTGCGTCATAAGCTGAACTACCATCTCTAAAATTAACTCTAAAATAACCATTTGCTGACGCATGAATATTATTAAATATAAAAATGTATTCTTTAAATGTACTATCAATTCCTGATGTAAAATTAATAGTAGACGATGATGATGCAGTTTGTTTAGATATAAATTTCATAGATCCACCTGCATCTCCTGTCTCAAATCCATTAGCACTACTATTAAATTTTAATGCTTTACTAGCAACAGGTGTTACATTTAAACTATTAAATTTTAATTTATTAAGTGCCATTAACTATCCTTAATTCCATATAATTTTATTATACCAGAATCTATATTACCAGTGCTCATTTTAAATTGGACAGCATTAACAGCAGAGGTAGTATCTCCATACCCACTACAAAAATCATGTAAATTATAATCTGATTGATGATGTCCACTTGATTCAGCAATAAAATTTTTAACAAAAGTGGTAGAACTCGGATTAAATAAATATAATTCTCCACTAGCACACTCATCATTACCATTACCAAAGTTTTTTACTATATTTTGAAATCCTGTTCCTTGTGCTAAATCTTCTCCACTTTCTGTACTTAAACCTTGTGCGGATCCACCTTCATTATGAAGTGCTTCAAAAAATGTTGATGTCTTTGCTACATTATAATTTGATCCACCATCTGTACTCATATTAAATTGAAATGCTGCACCTTCTGTTGCTGCATGGATTTGTGAATATACAAATCTATAAAGAGGATAAGTACCATCTAATACAACATCAGAACTTCCATTTACAAATGATAATGTAGCACTAGAACTAGCAGTTAAAGTTTTAATTAAAACTAATGATGTTGAATCAATTGTATCAAAAGCATTAGCACTGGCATTAAATCCAAGACCTTTACTAGCAGCTGTTGTTACATCAAAACTATTAAAATTAAATTTTGTAAGTGCCATTATGAAATACCATATAATTTTATTGATCCACTTTGTATTGTTTCACCTGATCTATTCATTGCAAATTGAACTGCGTTAATAGCAGAGGTAGTATTCGCATAACCTGAAAGATAGTTTGCTTCTGCCCCATCACTTGCACGAGTTTCATTTACCTCACAAAGAAAATGTTTAACTCCAACAGTATCACTAGGATTAAATAAACGTAAATAGCCACTTATACATTGATCATTATCTCCACCTAATTCAGATGACATTATTTGAGCATCTGATGAATTTGCTAAATCTCCACCATTATAATAGGTTGGACCAGAAAGAGAATCAGCTTCTGTATTTAATATATAAAAAAATGTTGATGTTTTATTAACATTATAATTACTTCCACCATCTACACTAAAATTAAATTTAAACTGTTCGCCATTTACGTCTGTGCTAGATGGATGTATATTAATAAATTTAAAAAGATATTCTTTATAAGTTGAATCTATTCCTGAAGTAAAACTTAATGTAGCCGAGCTACTAGCAGTTAATTCTGATATCAATACCATACTACCACCAACATCTCCTGCCTCTATACCATTATTACTAGAATTAAAAATAACTGTTTTACTAGCAGTTGGTGTTAAGTTTAAACTATTGAAGTTGACCTTAGAGAGTGCCATGGGTTATACTCCCATCAATGCATTTATTTCGTCATCATCAAGACCTAAGTCTTTTAACTTTTGTTTCCCTGAAATTTTTTTATTTTCTTTATTATCTGCATTAATTTTTTCTTGCTCTCTTTCTTTTTTTGCTTTTTCAACATCTGCATTTCTTTCAGCTATTTCTTCTGCTGTCATATCAAAAACTTTGCCATCTATTACTTTTTTCATATTATTTTATCCCATATAATCTATATGCGTATTTTGAAAAATCTCCACTTTCCATATATAATCTTATTGCATTTGGTTCGTAATCACTCCCATTATACCAAGCACAACCATATATTGGTCTAAAGTTATCTGAGCTATCTACTCTAGTTGCAAACCAAGTCCAAACATTACCAAATAATCCTAAGTCCTCTGATTTTCTTGGAGAAATGGTTGCATTAAAATGATGCCCTTGATCATCTTCATTTCCAGCATTATTTATTATTCTAAAGTGGTCTGCATTTGTACCAACATTACTGTAATAATTATTGGTTGATGTTGTTCCAAAGTGTCCATGATTATAGTCAGAACCTGTTTGAACTGTTGAATCTTTTATCCATCTTGCTCTTACTGAATATCCATCTGAAGCTGGTGTTGACCACCAATAAAGTTGGAAGCTATCATAAGTAGCAGTATCTAAAGTAATATCTACATTTGTAGCTGAACTGCTTGAGTGAACTTCAGAAATTTTAACAACATCTTGACTACCTACTAAACTTGCATCTATTCTTTTTAAAACCCCACCATCACTAATAAGGAATTCATCAGTGTCTGCTGGAGCAGATGTTAATGCATCTTTACCAGATATTAAATCATTACCAACCATAGCAGCTGTAATACTATTTGTTGCAGGTGTTACAGTCTGTAATGCTCTACCTAGAAATACACAATACATCGTATCTGTCGAAGCCGTAGCCGCAGACAGTGTCAACGCTGTACCTG